TCGCCGGCATGCAGGAGGCGGCAGATGATCTACACGAAGAAACAGCGGCAGCTGCTGGAACTGTGGAAGCGGAAACAGCTGTGCCGGATTAACCTGCTGGAGGGCTCGGTGTCTTCCGGAAAAACGTGGGTGTCGCTGGTGCTGTGGGGCTTCTGGGTGGCGACCATGCCGGCAGACAAGCTGTATCTCATGTGCGGCAAGTCCCTGACCACGCTCAAACGCAACTGCCTGATACCGCTGGAAGAACTGTTCGGACGGAGCAATTTCCAGTTTTCCACATCGGCGAAAGAGGCGTATCTGTTCGGACGGCGGATCCTGCTGGAGGGGGCAAACGATGCCCGCAGCGAAAGCAAGATCCGCGGTCTGACTTTGCAGGGGGCGTACTGCGACGAGCTGACACTGTTTCCGAAGGACTTCTTCGTGATGCTGCTGTCCCGTCTGCGTGTCCCCGGTGCGAAGCTGATCGCCACCACAAATCCCGACAGTCCGGAACACTGGCTGAAAAAAGAATACATCGACCGACGCACGGAGCTGGATATGCTTGTCGTGCGTTTTTTGTTGGACGACAACACCACGCTGGATCCGCAGTATGTGACCGCTGTCAAGGCAGAGTATACCGGCGTATTCTACAACCGGTTCATTCTGGGGGAATGGTGTCTGGCGGAGGGCATTGTCTATCCCCAGTTTGACCGGACACAGCACATGCGGCAGCTGGACAGCCCGCAGGGCAAGTGGTACATCTCCGTAGACTACGGCACGCTGAACGCCTTTTCAGCGGGGCTGTGGTGCTATGACGGAAAGCAGGCATACCGTGCCGCAGAGTGGTACTACAGCGGCAGAGCACAGCGGCGGCAGCTGACCAATACCCAGTATCTGAAGCACATACAGGCACTGGCAGGCGGCCGGAACATTGAAGCTGTCGTCGTGGACCCGTCAGCAGCTTCGTTTATCACGGAGCTGCGGCAGGCAGGTTTTACCGTGCGGAAAGGGAAAAACGATGTGGTGGACGGTATCCGCAGAGTTTCCACGGCATTGCAGCAGGGAAAGCTGTTGTTTTCGCCGGCGTGTCAGGACTGCATTCGGGAATTTTCCCTGTACCGCTGGGACGAAAAGGCAGCAGAGGACAGACCGATCAAGGAGAACGACCACGCCATGGACGACGTGCGGTATTTTGTCAACACCGTTCTGCGGCAGCCGGTAACGCTGTCCCACTCCGGATTGACGTTGTGAGAGAGGTGAGAAAATGTTATATCCAAGACAGGAATATTACATCATGCCGCGGGAAGCGGAACTGACGGCGGAAAAGCTGGGGGAGTGGCTCCGCCGGCATCAGCGGGACTGCGAGCGTATGCAGTATCTGAAAGACCTGTACGAAGGGCGGCACCCGATCCAGCTACAGCCGAAGAAAGAGCCGTGGAAGCCGGACAACCGCATCATCTGCAATCACGCCAAGTACATTGTTGACCGGTTCAACGGTTTTTTCTTGGGAATTCCGGTAAAGACGATGCACCCTGATGAAGCGGTTTCGGCGGAACTGGAGGAGATCCAGAAGTACAACGATCAGGACGACAACAACGCAGAGCTGTCGAAGTACTGCAGCATCTACGGCAGCGGTTTCGAACTGCTGTACACCGATGAAGATGCCAGAATCCGCATCACCTATCTTTCGCCGCTGGAATGCTTTCTGATCTACGATGACTCCGTGGCAAGAAAACCGCTGTACGGCGTGAGGTATTATAAAAGTACCGACGGCGAAACTGTGGGCAGTGTGTTCACGGCATCGGAGGTGATCCCGTTTTCTGACAAGGACGGTCTGCACTTCGGTACACCGGAGCCGCACTATTTCGGCGGTGTGCCGCTGATCGAGTACATCGAAAACGAAGAACGGCAGGGTGCTTTTGAACAGGTGGAAAGTGCGATCACCGGCTATGAAAAGGCAATCTCCGAAAAGGCAAACGACGTGGACTATTTCGCTGATGCATACTTGCTGATGCTCGGGGTAAATGTGGACAAGGACGACCTGCACTTCATGCACAGCAACCGCATCATTCACGTGGGAGAACTGGACGCGGAAGAACTCAACGCTGTCCGAGTGCAATTTTTGCAGCGTCCTTCGGCGGACACCACGCAGGAAAATCTGCTG